AGCCATTATTTAATCTCCATCATATTTCCGCCTACAGAATCAACTACTTGTTTTACCATGGATTGAATATCTATAGATCTTGTACCATTTGTATTTAAAATTGTAGCAGCCTCTTGAACTATTTTCTCATATAACCCAGAAGAATCCATAATTACCTGTGCATTTTTAACAAACCATTCATTCATATATGTTGTAAATGAATTTTTTACTGCTGGTCCTCCAGGATTTGTTATATTGACTATCTTTCCAGCCCTAATAAATTGAATTCCCTGCGTACTCAAAAATGCTAATGTTCTTTTTGCCTCAAAAGATACTGCCCTACCCAATTCCATAACTTCTGCTTTTTGAGCAAAAATAGTTCTTGTGCTTACATACTTTCCTCTTTTATTTGGAGTTGTTAATTCTTGAGGAACTGGAACTGGAGTTTTAGACATTAAAAATTTTGAAGAAACTATTAAGTTACCATTTAATATAGATAATCTTTCAAGAACAAATAATCTTGCTTTTGGGTTGCCTACATTTTTCCATTCATAAATATGGTGCATTTTTTTAGGAAATACAGAAGAATAAGTATCTGTAGCTTTCATAAATCTTTCACCTAAAATAATAAAAGCTGCTCTTGCAATATCATCTAATACTGAGCCTTTTGTAAGTTGATAAATTGACTCAATTTTTGAATTAAGTTCGTTATTTAAACTGTTTAAACTTGATTGATCAATTGATAGTTTTATCATTTGTTTGAATTGGTACTCTCTTTAGTGTGGCTTCATAATATGAAACTTTTCCAAATGGGTCCAAAACTGCGTGAGATGCTATAACTTCAAATACAGAATCTGGATTACCATATCTATCTATTTCAACAAATACTGGTAAGCCGTCGCTTGATTTAATAAAATTTATTCTCCAACGCTTACTTAAAAGTTCTGTGCATTTCATTTTAAGAAGTAAACCTTCGTTATATTCTGCTTGAGCATTATTTCCAGCAGCAAAGTTTTTACCGTCTCCTTTTGAACTTGTTCCTCTTGCTTTAAATGGTTCTATTTTACAAGGAATTGTCTTTTCATATACCCATTCTCTTACAATTGCTCCAGAGTTTGGATCCTGAGTATTTTGTTGCATAAATATATCTGCTGACATATTCATGATTGAGCCTATAATTGAATTTAGCATTATATGATTATGATATTAACGTTACGGTATTGATCCAAGATATTATCTACGGTTACATTACCAGTTCCATTAAATGCTCCCCCTGCCATTTCAAATGAAATTTCTGAAAGATTAACCTTACTAAGATACTTATTTCTCCAATTAAAGTCATTAGCAAGAATATCTCCCACTAGCAACATTGCTGCAATTTTAATATCTTCTGGAACATATTTATATCCAATTTGACCTTGGAATTTATATCTTGTCCCTGCTCTAAATCTACCATAATACAATACTAATGGGTCTACTTGATTATCATACCTTACATCCCATCCCGCATTTACAATTCTTATTGCTCTACCTGTTGGGCTTATTTCAAGTGCAAATCCAAATGTATTGATATAAGGATCTACAGTATTATCAATTACAAGTATATCGTTTTCCCAAACTTTATCAAGAGTTAAAGCTCTTTCTGTTAATTCTGCAGCATCTGAACCTGTACCAAATACTTCTTGTGAACCATAATATGTAGAAAATGATTGTCCAGTGTAGCCATCAATAATAGTTCTAGCAAGTTTTTCAGCTGCAGTAATTTTTTCGGGACTTTGATAATTGAGATCATATGGAGTAGATCCAAATCCCATAAAGTCTATAATATCGCTTACAGTAGCATATACCTGACTTACTCTGTAATAATCATATTGAGTAAATGCTACAGAATTGATTGAGTATGCCCATACAATTTTTAAAACACGAGTAACATCTGTTAAAGAAGGAGTTAGCATATAAGAGTATATGCCTTCTGGTTCCTCATCAGTTGCAATACCAGTAAATCCAGGAATTGGAGACGTGTCATCATCTGCGTCATATATAGTAACTAATGGCGGATTATCTGCTTGCACCAAAACATTATCGTTAAATACGTTTAAATGTATTTTTTCCTGCGTACCTCTGGTTATATCTTGCAATTGAATTGCCTCCTATTATGCGTAGAACTCCTGAGCTTCTCTTGGAGTTGCTAGGCGGAATCCCTCTTGGGTGTCAAAAATGCGCTGTGCATCTGATTCTGACATAGCCACAAATGGGTGTGTATCTGTAAAGGTATAACCCATAGCTTGATATGAGTGATTACCTCTTTCCATCTTTACTAATACTGAACTTTGAGTTTTCATAATTTTAGATTCTTTCTTCTTAGGTACATCTATTTCAACTTTTTCATTAGAACTTAATTGATTATACATCTGATATGTAACACCTTCTTCTTCAAAAAGTGCTACTATTTCTTGCTTTGTTTTAGCTTCTTTTACGTCAACTCCAAAGGAGTCTGCAACTTTTCTTAAATCTGAAATTTTTAAATCTGTAAATGACATTTATTTTCCTCTCGTCATTGTTAATTATAGCAGAAAATACGTAAGGGAGATATCTCTATCTCCCCCACGTTTGCATCTAATTTAAAATTAGAATGTGTATGTTGAGTTACCACCCTGGACATGTGCTCCGTGTGTTACGGAACCAAATGCACCATCGGCAACTGAACCTGATACCTTGACGTTCTTAACGATGACGTGTGCATCGTAGTTTTCCATTGCTGCACCAACACGGATGAAGAGGGTATACTCAATTGTATCCTTCTTTGGTTGGAATAGGCGATAGACAGTTACATCACGCTTGATACCAATGATGAAGTTCTGTGGGAATGTCAAGTGGACATCACCATGAAGACCTGAAGGAGAATTGTAATCTCCAGCAAGTGTCTCATCCATCAAAGGAACGTTGATTACGGGAATACCGAAAGCAAACGGAGTTGTAGTACCTGGACCACCATCGTTAGCTGCAACATCACCACGGATAACGCCAGAAGCGATATCAAATGGAGATACGACAGTAGATGTTGTTAGGTTGTACAAGTAGTCTTGTACCAAGTTCGATCCTGTGAAGAAGCGAAGTTGATTACGACGTTGCTTGTACTTACGTGGGAGGGTCTTAATTGCAAGGTTGAATACAGCCTTATCAAGTCCTACACCCTGTGCATCAACAACGTGAGCGTTGTCTACGGCTAACTTACGGAAGCCTTTGAACGCAGAGAGCAGACCAGTGTCAGCACCTGTACCATTGATTAAAACATCCTCAATGTCGTTGCCAGCCTGGGTAGCCATCAAACGTGCAATGTGATCTTCTAGATCTGGACCTTCGAGGTTATCCTCAAGAGACTCAGATGAAAGTTCCCAATCAAGACGAAGCTTGCGAGTTGTCAAAGAAATCTTTGCGAAAGTTGCTGCTGCATTAGCGAATTGTGATCCACCTGCATTGACGTAATCACGAGGATTATCTTCCTGTGCAACTGTCATGATTCTCTGTCCTACTGCAACACGATCAATCTCTGTTGTGTTTGAACGCATGCGAATTGTACGAGCTGCCTTAGCAAGAATCGTTGCATCCCACATGTAATCAAGGAAACGATTAGCCTGATCTGGATAAAGTAAACCAGTACCTGAGAGGGTACGTCCGTCACCTGAAAGATCAGAACCTGATGTTCCGAGATTTGTTGTATCTATTACTTTTTGTAAAAGTTCATTACTCATTTATTTATTTCACCACCTTATTTTTTCTAGATTATTTAGTTAAGCTATTAACACCGAGGAAGTGTCCTTGCCATATACTTTTTTGTATTTTTGTTTCCTCCATTGACCCGTTTAGATCACTGGACTTCTTAACTGCCGTTGCGGACTCAAAACCCTTAAGGGCATGGTCAACGTACTCTATTTTTCCGTACATATCTGCAATGGTCTTCTTCATTTCCTCATCTTTTTCTGCCATCTTAGCCTTGACATCATCAATAGCCTTTGACATTTCCGCTCTGGTTTCCTCTACCATGCGGTATACGTCTTGAACAGTAGCAGCGTGAGTTGCATAATTCTTTTCTAGTGAGTCAGTAAGGAGGCTCTTAAGATCAGTTACCATTTTTGTGAAATCAAGTGTATCCTCAACCTCTGAAATAGCAACAGCTTTTTCAATTGCCTCTCCTGCATCAACTGCTGTCTCGTCAACAGCAACAACTGCATCTGCAGCTGGAGCTTCAACTTCGGTAACTTCTGTTGTTACTTCTGTATTTGTTTCTTCTGTCATTTCATTACCTCCTTCATTTTTTTTAATCGCACTAGTTACATCTATAGGCGAAACCTTTTTTGCTTTGTTTTGATCTGGATAAAGATTAATAGCTGAAGAACTATCAATTACATTTCCTGGTGCTGCTGTTTCTAAAGCACCGTGATCTGGACCTGGAGCATCATCCTTTTTAAAATACGAATCAATTACTTTATCAATTGCTTCAAACTTTTCTACATCTGATTGTTCCACCCAACCAATATTTGTCATTGATGTTCCACATACAACACAATCTTTTGAAACAGATGTTGTTGTTGATGCTACTTCATCTTGCTTACACCAAAATACATTTTCTGTTATTGTATTTGCTGCCATCTTTTGAATAGAGAAAAAATTAGCAAGTGGGTTTGCAGGAGAATCTACTAATGAAAGTTCATGTAAGTCATAATTATGAATTACTCTTCTTTCTTCTGATCCGTCGTCTGCTTTCTCCATCTTTGCATCTACAATATTCCCGCCAATTGAGAAGCCTGAGTAAGTTCCATCAAGAACCTTTTCCCATGCATCTTGTGCACCTTTTGAGATGTAAGCAGTTACATAAACACCATTATATTTTTTACCAGTACCCTTGTCAAAGAAAGAGTCTTCCTTAAAATCAATCATCTTACCAACAGCAGATGGTCCGTGCATTTCACGAATATTACCCCTGAAATTTTCAAAGGCCTTCTTGCTTGCTTCAGATGTTACAATGTCTCCATGACGATCAACGTTATCTAATGACGCAAATCCAGAGACAGTTCTCTTCTCCTTGTTGACTTTCGCAATTGGAAAGGATAAGGCCATTGATGATTCGCTGTTTTGCCAATAAGTCTTCTGAATATCCATATGTAAATAAATAGTATCACTAATTATAACGAACTCATAATTATCAGTTAATACTAGTCCTGTTTTCTACCTTCTCCTTGAGCATTTCTGGCACTATTTGTTTTATCAGGAGCATTTACTTTTCTTTCTTGATCCCTGGCTCTAGTGCCTTTTTCTTGCATCTTCATTTCAGCCCCGTCTTTTGCATTAAGGTCAAGAGGTTCATCTCCACCAGAAATTGGGGCAAGACCCATTCTTTGACGAACTTCATTTGGAAGGATAACCTTATCAACCAAATATGCACTGTCAATTCTTGACTGAGTTTCCTCATCCGTAAGTGCTAACTCATTAAATCTAAGTACAAAAGCATCTGTAAATTCTTTAATAATTAAGTTTAACTTATGCTCTAATTCTTCTTGCATAGGACGACAAACTTGCTCTTTAAATGTCTTATCTGCATCTTTTGCATTAGCCAATGAAACACCTGCAGGCATACCAATTTTAGAAATTGGAACTCTATGAGCAATAAGAATACGATCTCTGTTTTCTACTGCATACTGGTTGAATGAAGAATCTTGAATTCCCGCTTCAACTGGATCCATCTTAAATTCAACACGACCCTGATCTCCATCTGAAGGAAGCGGGATGTAAAGGGTTCTATGGTTTCTACCCTTAAGTCCTGTTTGGAAAAATTCAAGAAGTTTACGCTCTGAATCAGCAGTTAACTTAGCACCCTTAACTGTAATGATATAACGTGGAACTGCTTTATTCTCAAAATAATCTAAGTTAAATCGCTGTGCAAATTCATCACCAGCAACTGCATTCTTTGCAGAAAGAATATCTGGAATTCCATAGTATGTATTTGATGGAGTAAACTTTTTAAAATGAATTACTTCATTTGGTTGTGGATCTGTACCAATTTGATCTGGAGTTGTTGTATCTCCAAAGTTTCTAAAGAATGTGTAGCGGTTATATACAACCTGCACAAAACCGTCTCTGTGACGTCGTATACGCATTGTTGTTACTGGTATATGACCTAAGTACCCAATCTTTCCAGTAGCCGTTCTACCGACTTCCAGATAGGCATTACCAGTGGCTTCTAAGTCTGTGTAAACCTTCTTCATGTTTTCTAAGAAAGAGTCATCTGAGTTCATTGACTCAAGATATTCTCTTATTTCTACTTTACCTGCTTCAATTTTTGTACGAAGCTTATCAAGTTTTTTTGGATCATCAATTACATCTTGAACTTTTTGTGTAACTTTAAATGTTTCTTCAAACTTATATCCTAGTCCAACTACGTTGGCTACCTTTGCATTAACTGCTGAGTGGTGATATGGAGATATATCATAAAGTTGTGCTAAATAAAGCATATTGTATGGAGGCTGTACAATTTGGAATAATGAATAACCAGTTAAATCAAGTGGATCAAGTTTTTTAGATTTAGCATCATCCATACCTGTAAATGCTTTTTCTAATCTAGATGCTTTACGTCTGAAGTTTTCTCCAAGTCCCTCCGACTTTTTTATTTCATCCCATGACTTAGAGAACGGGTCATCAAATGCTTCTGAAGATCCATTACCAATTCCAAAATCAGTATTAGAACTAATTTGTACTATATTTGATTCATCTTCATCATTTAAAATACTAACTCTGTGATCCATTATGCAAGCCCCATTTCTCTTACCTCTTGAACATATTCCATCATGGCTGGAAGGTCTTGTGAGTCTGGAACCATTCCCATTTCCCCACGAGCTTTTTGCTCTGCCAATTCTTCATCTGTAACGTGACGATGACCAGAAAAGAAAATAGGCTTTCCTTCATCCAGGCCATAATGTTTTGCAGTTTCTTTTAACTTTTTAATCTGACGAATATCCCCACGAATGGACGGGATTGAAAGATAGCCACCCTCATCATCCATAACCAAAGATTCATCTGGCATCTGCCATAGATATAATCCCCAATTAACTTCCTCAACAGGCGTTATTTTCATCTTTCCCATATAGGTATAATACCATTCTTTTAGTTGAAAACGTAATTTTTGAACATGTGGCTGCTATTTTTAGCTATTCTCTGCCCCATTTAAC